TATGTCTTTACTTGATTTCTTTAAATCATTAACACGAATTACTTTGTTAGTATGATCAATTACCAAGTTGTCAATGAATCCTCTTAATCCAAACAATGGATACTTATCATCAAATGCAGCAAGTTCAATTTCATTTTGCAATTTAATGTCATCTCCAAATTCAGGTCTATAACCCATTACAGACATAACATTATCTTTTGATTTAATTTCTTCTACAATTGCTTGACATTGAGCATATGTATCAGGATCTACAAGTATTTTACCTTCACCATTTTTTAAGTGGTCCCAGTAAGCAACGTGTCTTTCTGTAATAATCTTTTCAATACGCTGTGCATCAGTTTTTAAAGACTGATACAAATTCATATCTTTGAGAATATCCAGTATTGCATGTTCAAAATCTTCCAAATTTTCTCTTGGATCACCTGCAGCATTAAGTTCTTTGTAATGTACAAATAATCTGTCCAATAATGTTTTTGGGTTATCACTTGGTACATCTGCAATACTTAATGCAAATTCTTTGTCAAAATCATCTGGTTTTAAAAATAGACAGTGAATTAACTTTCCTTCTATTGCAAATTTGTCAGTAGCGTCATCGCGTTGTCCTAAGACATAATGTAAATAAAACAATCTTGGACTGTATAATAACTTATTCAAACCTGAATAAGACATCATAAAATTTTTGTCAAAGAACTCTTCTTCTTTTTGCAGGCGTTCTGCAACTGTAGGCATTAAATTTTGTACTTTCATTATTTACAATTTTGCATATCTCTTGAGTAGTATCTTCCTAATATGTTACCATTATAACTATTGGCAGTCAGCACATCGTTTTTAACCTGATGCGCCAACTCACAATAATTAAGGTATTTTTTAGTACAACACAATTCAAGAATCTCACGTTTATAATTATGTGCACCATTACGTAACACTTCTTCAGATAGTTCTTTACAACTACCAAAATATAATAACCAGTTAGATTCTTTTACAACTGTTTTAGTACGCTTTCTTGTACCGGTAGTTGCTTTTTCTCTTTTACTGATTGTAGTCTTTCTTGAAGCGAATAGACTTTTTTTGCCAATGTAGAATTTACCTGTTGCAACATGTGTGATTTTGTAAACAAAACCTATAACATGCTCATTATTAGGTATATCCTCTAATTTTGTAATTACTTTGTTATTACTTTCAGTTAAGATCCAATTGCTCATAATGTTAATTTTTTACAAATCTACATTTATTTCTTTATATTTTGCAATTGCTTTATCTAAAACTGGAATAAAAGTGTAAGCTGCTTTTTTAATACCATGAACTTTGACAATGTCACTAAAGTCTTTTTCAAGTGGTATATAACAAAATGGTAAGTTGTAAGTTTCAAAATAATATTTCATACTTGTAACACCTGCAGCATCACTGTCCATATAAGTAACAACAGCTTCATAATTACTTTTCATGGATTCAATTAATTCTGGAGACAACTTTGTATTCTCACTATCTGGTGCTATAACGTCAACGTCAAGACCTGGGATACTTCTAATTGTCATGCAATCTTTTAGAGAAGATGTTATAACTAAAAATCGTTTACCTTGCAGTTGATCTACACCTTGCGTGTAATCCATCAACTTCAAAAACTTTTTGGCTCCATTTTTTGGTTGGTAAATCTTGTACATCTCATTGTACTTTGTAGTGTATAAATAAGTGTACTTTTTTTGTACATGAAACTCTTCATCAGTAATCATGTCACCAATTTGCTTTGACATAGTATAACTACGCAAAGGAATTACATTGTACTCATCTAATAATTTACTACCAATATTAAACTGCAACCAGAAATCTGCATCGTCTTTAGTCCAACTTCTAATAAAATAATCTGAAACAATCCATTTGGTTTCTACAAACTGTTTTTTCTCAGACACTTTACCTGTTTTTAAAAAAGACTGATAATCATCCAAGATTTTATAGACTGCAGATCCATAATCTATATTCCACAATTTTGCCATTAAATCAACTGCATTGCCAGATTTGCCTGTTGAAAAACACTTATACCGATACTGACCAATTGCTTTTACATAATAAAGATACATTGAAGGATCTCTGTCATGTGGATTAAATAAACTATTCATCCGTACATTTTGACCTGATAACTTTTCATTAAGGTTTAAGTAGTTTTCAAATATCCAATCAGATGGTACATCTTCTATTGATGCGACAAAATTATTTAAACTAAACATAATTACTATTTTACATTAAAATGAAAAGGGTAGACATTACATCTACCCTTATCTTAAAAATAAAACATTTTAATTATGGTAGTTGCAAGTCATTTACGTTGTCATCAAAGACTGGAGCACTTGTAGCTGGTGTGTTAAAAATATCTTGAGCTGCTGGAGCTGCAGAAAATTCACTTACTGTTTCAGAAGTGTCTTCAGCAACCTTTTTCTCGTAGATATGAACAGCTTCGTTAAATGGCATAAAGTTTGGATCTTCTGCAGTTAACGCGTAAGCATATTTACCCTCAGTTCTTTTTGGTAAAAATAAAGAATAGTTTGCATAGTCTGAACCATCTTTATAATATTTTTGACCACCTATTGTAAAATACAACCAGAAGTCTGCTTTACAAATAAAGTTTTTGATTGCAGCAACCAAGTCTTCAATTGTATCACACTGAATATTAAGTCCTTGAAACTTTTCTAACAACCCAAGTTGTTTTAAGAAACTACCTAAGAAATTTTGAATTGACTCATCTCTTGATATATTTTTACCTTTGTAAACCCAGTCTTTAAATCCAAATTGACCACTTCTAACAGAAGCAATCTGTCCTTTGTAATTTCCTTTAGAAGGATCTAATCTATTAATTTGGATACCTTCAAATCCATCACCAATTTCTTCACCTTCCAATACAAAAATCAAATTGTATTGATCTCTATCATAAGGAGGTCTTTCCAATTTTAAATCAATAATTCTACATTTATGTGTACCTGGTAATAAAATTTTAGATACATAATTTCCTTCTGATGGATTGTAATCGTTTAAACTAAATGTTCCCATTTTTTCTAATTTTTAATTTTTTAATAATACTTTTTAATTAATCAATAAATACTTTATCCCAGTGTGTGATAATACTACCATCTTCAAGAGTTTCAGAAATAACAATTTCTTGATTTCTTAAATGTTCTGGTCTTGCACCACATGAAATATCATCTTGTGTTTTAAAACTCAAGATATTTTTGTCTCCTTTACGCACTAAATATCCAATTGCGTCTGATTTAGATGTTGTAATGTCTTTTAGTTTACCTGTTAAATTAAGATCCAACGAACTAAAATCATTACCATTTTTTGTCAATAAGGTATCTTTTACGTGACCACAAAAAATAACATTAGGAGCAAGATTTTTAATTCTTGTTGTCATATCATTAAATGCTTGACGTAACCATGGATAACCTGCACCATTTGCAAGATTCAAAATGTTACCATACTTTGCTTTACCAGTCGTTTTCCAATTAGAACCCATTGGTGATAAGGAATACAAATGTTCTGCGTATGGTAAACACATTTCTTCTAACGCTGTAATAGTATCCAAAGCGATATACTTATATGGCTTACCTGCTTTAATAATTGCAGTTTCAATGTCCATAAGTTCTTTAATATTATTTGCTTTGATTTTCATTGCATCAACATAATCGGAACCACTTTCTAAATCTATAAGTAGACAATTAGGTAATTGTGACAACAAGGTTGTCTTACCTGTTTTTGGTTTACTAAATATGATTAAGTTTTTTGGACTCTTTACTACTGATTTAATTGTAGCAGTTGGTAATTCTATACCTTTTACTTCTGTTGCCATTTTTTACCGTCTTTTATTAAATTGTTCAACCACGTTTTGTTTGACATTGGAACATTCTGTACAATACAGTAAATATCTCTAATTGTCATTTGAGCATAATGATTATCGTCTTTTTCGACATAATTGTCTTCAAAAATGTCTGTATCAATTTCACCATACTTAGGAAGCGTAAGTTCTGGTTCTTCTGATGTTTTTGTTTGAGGTTCTGGTACACTGAACTTAATACTTGTTCTATTTACCACTTCGAGTGAAGACAACTTAAAAGCGTAAGATGGATAAGGAAGCGTTGTACCATCTTTCTTTTTTGTTATCTCTCTATAATCTGCTGGATTATCTCTCCAATCAGGATTGTTTTTAAATCTGTAAAGCACACGTTCTCCTTCATGGTATGGTTTATCAAACCAGTCGAAGAGTTCTACATATACATCTTGGTTCTTAGAAATCTGTTCTGCATAGAATCTAATTGTTTCTACAGGTAATGCGCCAAACTCATTACCTTGATAACATAATTTTGCAAAAAACATAGGGTTTTCAACACCCATTTCTTCAAACAAAGGTTCCCAAAAAGGTCTGAACTCTTCGGTGAGTTCATTAATGTGTTTTTTCTTTGTTGTTGTTGACATACTAATTACATTTCATTTTTACATTTAACTTGAACTACTACTAATTATTCGAGTCGATGGTGTTGGTGCTTCCACAATAGTCATTTTAGCATATTCTGCTCTATACCATTGTATACCAACATCACCAAATCGATTCTTCAAAATATGCATTGCCAACAGGAACTTATCATCTATGATATACTTATTTGGTCCATAAAGTCCTAAATTATACTTTGCTGGTCTGTTAAAAGCAATCATAACATCTGCACATTGAAGTAAAAAATCACTACCATAAACATCAGACTCAGTGGGATAGTGTCCTTCACCTCTCCCTGTCGGTTTCTGACGTTCTGGATCGTCAATTTCTCTATTCAATTGCGTTAGTATAATGAAAGTTACTGGTAACATATTTTTCATTTCTGTCATCATGATAGCAAGATTTTGCAAGGTTGCTTGCTTATTGTTCTCGCTACCAGATTGTTTTACTAAAAGAGTATGGTCTAAAGTAATAACAAAAGGTTTTTTCATTGTATTGTAGAAACTAAAAATAGCACTACGCATTTCATTTACAGTCAATGCTTTGTCAATGATATACTCTTTTCTTGTATTTTGTTTACTTGCATATTCTTTCAGTTTATTAAAATCTGCACTTGTCAATGGTGGCATACCATCATCTTGTGCAGACTGTAAATATCTGATGTTTAATCCACTGGTTGCTGATAACTCACGCAACGCCATGTTTCTACCAAGCATTTCAAATTGAAAATGTAATACAGCAAAATCTTGTTCTGGATTTAGACGCTGTAATTCTCGTGTCAAAGATGCTGCAATAAGAGTTTTACCAACTCCTGGTCTTGCAGCAATAACATATAGTGATTGCCACTCAATACCGTTTAATCCAATTTTATTGAATTGTTTCCATTGAGTTTTTAAAGATTTAATACTTCCACTTGCTCTTGAGTGAATGTATTTAATACCCTCGTTCATCACTTCACCATACTGTTTCCATTCTATTTTTTTTGGTTCATCAACCATGGAAGTAAATGTATAAAGTTTAAATTAGACTACAAAAATACTAAACTTTTAAAAGTTAAACAAATAATTACCACACTATTTTTGGTTTATTTGTCAACTTTAATGCGTCATTTACTTGATTAAAAATGTTGTTACTATTCCATTCAGCAGACTTTTGATATGCTGCTGATGCTGGATGTGAACACTTTAGTATTTGTGTGTTATTGAGTATGTTATCAATCAGATCTTCGTTCTGTTGTGCTTGTTTACCCATAAGAACCCAAATGTATTCTCTATCATTTGCATTAAGCATGTCAATCAAGTACTTATTAAACGGATCCCATATAGGAATATGTTTGCCAATCTTACCAATTTCTGTAGTAAGAGATGTGTTTAACATAAGGATACCTTGTTTTGACCATCGTGATAAATCTGGATCAAATGTTGCTACATCTTTTTCATTATTGTAAACAATTTTGTTTACTTCTTTAAATATGTAACGCAATGATGCCTCTGGTTTTTTGGTATTACCACATGAAAAGGCAATACCATCAGCAACACCTAATTGAGGATATGGATCTTGTCCTACCATAATTACATTGGTTGTATCATAAGGACATTCCATAAATGCTCTAAACACTTGTTTTAATGGTGGAGTAAATCTCTGACCATTATCTACACAGTTTTCAAGAACCTTGATTATATGAACAAAGTCTTCCGACAATAGAAAACCTTTTAAAACATTATGCCATCCAGATGGCTTAAGCATCTCATACATTTTTGATGCATATTCTTGTGGTGTTAATTTATTTGGTATATTTGACATTTATTATATATATTTGTGCGTTAATTAATTAATTATAAAACCATGGCAAAGCAAACTAAAAAACCTTCTGGAAAACCTGCGGAAGATCTTGTTGAAATTATTGATGAAAAAGCAATTGTAAACATTAAAATGAGTACATCATTTTTTCAAAGATTGCAAGGACTTTATTTATCAATGTTAAAAGGTAAATCTAATGAAGAAATTCAAGCATTTCTTGAAAAAGTAAAATCTCAAACAATTTCTGAAGAAAATGATTTTCATCTTGAAACAATGTTAATTCTGTTATCTGAATTTCAGAAAAATGCTAAAGCAGAAGGACAAACAAACTTTATTAGTCAAGCAGATCTTAAGAAAAAGATTCAAGAAGAACAAAATAAAGCTGCAGAAGTAAAAGAAGAAAAGTAATACTATTTACTATTAATAATCAAAAGTAAAATCCAACAGTGTTACCAATCTCTATACAGATTTGAATAGCATCTGATAATTCATTTTTACTACATTCAGCAAAACTTTTATACTCTTTAGAAGCAGGATCGTAAAGTCCTGCTTTTTCTTTTACAGCATCTTTCATTTCTTCAAATGTGTGACCTGTAAATCTTGCCAAATCTCTAATAGACGCGTGCACTTTTGCTAATTGTCCAATGGTTTTATCATCTTCATCTGATAGTTTAGTGATATACAATTCTATCATTTCACCATCTGCAAGATCATTTTTAAACTGATTGTACAATGTAGCATCTGCAATTGTCAATGGCTTTAATTCACCATTGTGCTTTCCAAATTTAACGGTTATGTTCTGCATCTCTCCAAGTTATTTTTGATTGATCTAAATCACTAAGCGCACTGATAGTCCATTCTGTATCAACAGTATCTTTATATGCAAGAATGTGTATAACAGACTGCTGATCCGGATTAAGTCTAAGTAACCTACCAATACGTTGATTACTTTTACGTTCATTACTATATGAATGCATGATAACTCCATACTTTAAATTTGGAATATTTACACCTTCATTTAATTGTTGAACACATGATAAAC